AGATATGGTTTTCTTTTGGACAAGCTCACTCCCCAGGTTAAAGGCATCAGCCGTCAGGAACGTGAAGTTCGCTTGGTCGCCGGTGAAAAGGCTCGACCGCAGCACTGATGCTGTCACGAGACCGCCGGTCAGGTTGGTTATCTGCGCTTGTATGGAATTAAGGTCGGCGATCTTGGCGTAGTTGGTTTCCAGCTGCGAGGCGGTCACATAGCCCAAAAGGTCGATCTTGTCAGCCTTCAGCAAGATCTCATCCGCCAAAGCGGTGATGCGGCCTGCTTGCCCGTCAAGGTCAAGCGAAACACCGGAAATCAGTTCACCCTGCGCATCCACCTCGCCAGTAAGAAGCAAGATGTTTTGCTCCGCTGCGCTCAGGCCGATCTCCGCAGTTGATAGCCTTGTCCCCAGGGCGTTTGTCACACTGAGATCTGCCTTCAGCAGCATAGCGGCATTGGCGCCATCGATAGCGATTTCAGCGGCGGAAAGGCGCTGGCTGTGTTCATCTACAATGGCCTGATTGGCTTTCAGATTCACGCTTGCCTTCAGCGCATTAAGTTCAATGCCGGCTTCGCTCACTTGCGAATTCAGCTCATCCAGCATCACCTGCGACGCCTTCAGCAAAATAGCCGCTTCCGCCGCATTCAGATCGGCGATCACCTGGTTGATCGTATCGCCTTGATCGTACACTTTGGTACCCAAAAGCGTAACTTGTCCATCCACGCCATCCAGGCGGATTTCAGCCGAACTGGTACGCCTGTCAAGATCCTTCACATCATAAGCAATCAGCTCGATCTCTCGCGCCTGCATCCGGATCTGATCAGCTTCGATGTTAATCAGGTCTTCAACACGCAGGCTACGCCTGCCGGCGGCGCCGGATTCTTTGCGCAGCTGCGGCGCTGTCACAATCGCATTATCCGTCCGATCACGGAACGCGTCGCCCACTTCCAGTGTCGTATACTTCTGGCGCAGCACATCCCAGGTATATCCCGTTACCTGTACACGCTCCCGGATGCCTGCCGCACCATGGACAATGGTCGCCCAGTCATAGAGGCATACATGCACGGCGACCCATTCAACCCCATCGGGGCCGATCCGGCTCATATCCACATACGCCAACGAAGTTTTTTCTTCTGGAAGATCACACCCGCTCTGTAGCCTGTCCTGCGCAGCTTTCCGCAGCATATCATGCACATCTTCCAGCGTCAGCTCCACCGTATTGCCATCCGCATCCCGCTTCTTTTGCCCCACCTTCGCCCCTGCCACACGCCATACGCTTCGCAGCGGCTGCCAGTAGTCGCCAATTCGCGGACTGTCGATGTACGTTTCAGGCAAAAACACGGGGTTTCCCTCAGCATCTTCACCCACCGGTTGCAGTCGCGTCACTACTTGATCGATCGTCTCACTTCGCGTCAGGCCGGTCATGTTGACGCCCCATCGTACCGTCAGGCCGCATTCCTCGCCGCCTTCAGGTCTGAGGCGCACCGTCAGGCCGTCACGCTCCAGCCTCAGGCGGGAATGCGACACAATCCCAGCGTCAGGGTCAAGCAGCGCATTCACCCAGTTCACCAGATCAATGCCACCCGTATACGTCGCATCGCCAACCTGCACATCCAAAGCATACGGCACACTGGAGCTTGCAGCCACCATATCATCCAGCACAACAGCCACAGCTTCAGCGTCGGCCTCAATGTTCCGCAGTACAAACGCAGTCGCACCATCGTAAAACACATGCCGAGCCCGCACCCTGATGGATTTGCCATCATCCGCCAGCTCTACACCATAGATGCGAAAATCCTGCTTCCGCCCGCTCATGCGATGAGGTGCGCCTGGCGCGCGGATCACATTCCCCCGTTCCATCAGCTGCCATTCGCTCGCCAACGGCAGGGTTGCGCTCAGCTCATAGCTGCCGCCCGTTTCCTCAGTGATCGTGCATTCACTCGGTTGGATCACACCCAGCCCATGCCCCGTGCGAGCCTGATCCCGCCCGTCATATACACATATCATCCGGCCACCTCCTTTCTTCCTGCGCTCATAACAACACATGAGGCCCGCGGCATCCCGCCACAGGCCTCATGATTCTGCTTGATTTACTGGGCAGTCTTGGCCTTCTCAGTGCCAGGGATAGCCTCAATATCGTCGATCGTCTCAGGGTGCAGCGCAAAGAACTCAGCAGGGGTCAGCGGGATCTTGCCTTCCTCCACGCTGGCGGTAAAGTACCGCACACGCCACACCTTCTCATCGGTACCCAGCAGCAGGATGTCATACGCCACGCTGGGATCCACCGTCTGAGAGGCATCCCACGTCTTGTGCGTCTGATCGCTCTGCACCAGCTTGCACCGGGGATGGTAGTAGTACGTGGCGCTGCCGTCCTGGTTCTCGCACCAGTAACCGCAGGCAAACTCCTCCTTCACCGGCAGCACCGTATCATAGCTCACCGCGCCCTTGTTCTTCGCACCCAGAGCGCGATCGGTAAACTCACGGGGCAGCGCCACCGCCGTCAGGCCAGCCTTGCTCTCCGCCAGCTGGGTCACAGTATCATACACCACGCCGCTGGCGTAGATGCTCTTGGTGTTCTCATTGGGCTGCACCCGCAGTTCCTTGATCACCGGCATCTGCATATCGGTCTCAGCGCCGCCGGTGGCCTCGTTGGCCTTGAAGTGCACAAAGAAATCGCGCACCGTCAACTCCCACGTAGGCTTTACCTTGTTCACAGTATCAGCCATTTTGTTTCGCTCCTTCCACTCACAGCCCAGCGTCTCTGGCCATCCTGGCCAGCAGCGCGTCTGCCTTTTCTTCCATGCGTGCCTCCGCAATATCGCTCACAGCGTCATAGCCCACTTCCATGTGGCGCAGCTGCCGTCGTTCGCTGTATTCCAGAATGCGCGCATAATCATCTACCGAGTCAACTTTCCGGGCGCGGCCTTTGCCATCCACATAGCCAGCTTTCCGTTTCCCAGGGATGGGCGTTTCATCCCAACCCATTACGGCCCTGCCACCACTAACGCCTGGCTCTACCCGAGCCGTAATGCTACCTTCAAGCATACCAGTGGGGTTTTGCGCATGTGCATTCACCATGCCCTGTACAGCCACCTGCACCACATCCACACCAGCCTGCAGCACCGTTGCAATGTCCGCCGTTGTCAGCACAGCGCCCCCGGTCGCCGCGCCAAATGCCCTGTCCCATGCGTCGTTTGCCATCCTCACGGCACCTCCCGCACGGTCACCATCATCTGGGCGCAGCGGCGGCCAATATTGGGCATATCCACAGCGCCTGTCAGGCCGTAGGCGGCACTGACCATCTTAGGCGAATAGTGCCGAAAATTGTTCAGGCAATAGGCAACGTTCTCCTGCAGCTGTCTCCAGCCAGGCATGCCCATGGGCACATACACACTTACCAGCAGCAGCCGCTGCCGCATGTAGATCTCACCACTTGCGTGCAGATCCTTCAAGCTACGCTGTTCCCAGGTGATGTACGGGCCCGGCGTATCGCCGCGCATAGGCGCCTCGCAAGCCGGGCAAGTGATCCCCCCGGCAGTTAGCGCTTCCGCCAGATAGATGTTAACATCCACCATCACCCATCACCCCCGCACCCAGCGTCTTCACATTCACGCCCCTCAGCTTCACCGTTCCAGGGAAAAGCCCAGGCGTCACTTCCTTCACAGCATACATCAGCCCTTCATGCTCAAACAGCATGCCGGGCGTCAGCTTGAAGGCCACCGGACGGCGGACGGTGCAGAATTTCACGCTTTCCTGGTATCTGGCGTCACCGGCCGCAAAGGTCTTGTCGCTTTGGCCATACACCTCAGCCCATACCCCTCCGGGGAATAGCTCCACCAGGGTGTCCACGCTCTGCCCATCCGCCATCTCGGTGTCCCGGCGGTATAGCTTCACCCGGGTGTTAAGGTCGCCCGCGTGCCGCACATCAGCCGCCTCCTTCACCTTTGTTTGTACCATTGCTCAGCTGCCAGATAATGCTCTCAACACCCAGGGCAATATTGCCCTGCACCGTGCCAATCGCCACCACGCCACGGTTTTCATACCAGTGGTTGGCCAGCATATAGCACGCCATGTTATACAGCGCGCTTCCGCCTTCGGGCTCCACCACGTCTGCATTCTTCAGGTATTCTTTGGCACCATCCAGGCACATCTGAGCGATTTCCGGCTGAAAGTTGCCGTCATCGAAATAGCTGTACTGCTTCATCAGCCCGGACAAATCAGCCATGATTGCTCACCACCCGATTACTCAGCGTCAGCAGCAGCGGCGCTCACCTTCACCAGCCGGAAGGCGCTGGCCATCTTCACCTGAATGTCATACAGGCTGTTCAGGTAGAAGCGGCGCAGGCCCTGGCCGGGCACCTTCTCCACGTCATACCAGGGAGCACAGGCGAAGTTCAGGTGCAGCATCTTGAAGTCGCCCACGATGGGCATGGTGGCGCGCTCGGTGAACTTGGTCTTGATGCCCAGGATCTTCTCAGGGGGCGCGTCGAACATGCTGGCGTTGGGAGCGATGGAACGCAGCATCTTCAGGTAGTCGCTGAAGCGCAGCACACCAGCAGCGCGCTCACGGTACTCATCCTCCAGATCGCCGAAGGCCTCGCACCAGGCAGTGTACAGATCGCCGCCTTCCTTGGCGGTGATCACATAGTTGCCGTCCTCGCCCTTCTGGTACAGGCTCATGTGCTTCATATCGGCAGCCAGATCCTCACCGAAGATCATCTTCAGCTCCTTGCGGGCGCCGCTGCTGGCCAGGCCCTCATCCACCGCGGACTGGATGTTCAGGGGCGTGGTACGGATGATGCTTTCGGAAACACTGGCACGCACGCGGTACTCATGGGAGCCGAACTGCACACGGTCGCCCTTCAGCTTCAGCTCCTTGGCGCTGGCGCCATCCTTGGCCAGGTATTCATCGTCGTCCTGCTCAAAGCCCAGGCGAGGGATCAGCAGGTTAGGCACCATGGTCACGGTCATCAGCTCACGCAGGGGATTGTTCACCTGGGGAGCCAGCAGCAGTTCATTGGCCATGGTCTCAGGCACCAGCAGGCTGCCGTGACCCTGGTCAGCGTTGTCAGCAGGGATCAGGCCCAGCTGCTCATAGGCCATCTTGGGCATCTTGGTGGTGTCGCCGCCGTTGAAGGCCATCTGGTAGAACAGGCCGCGAGCCTCGTTCTTGCTCATGGCGACGCCGCCGGGCTGCTTGCGCAGGCGGAAGGTGGCCTCATCCTCCATACGTTCCTTTTCCTCGTTCAGCATGGAAAGGCGGGTGTTGGCGTCGTCATAGGCAGCTTTGGCCTTGCGGACAGCCGCCATGTCGGCGTTCTTGTCCTTGGCCAGGTTCAGCGCGTTGTCGCGCAGGGTGGGAATGTCGCGCTGGATCTCGTTGATCGCATCCATCAGCGCAGCCATGTTGGCAAATGCGGGCATCTTCTTGTCCTCTCTTTCTCCGGTCGTTTAGTTACTGCCATCCAGCAGGCGAAGGATTTCCGCCCGCTCTTTATCCTCATCAGCGCGCTCCAGCGCTGCTCGGATCATGTTCTCTGTGGCTGCCATACTCACGGCCATGCTGGCCTTCAGCTTGCGGTTGTTCTCAGCAAAGGCTTCCTCATCGCCAATCAAACCACTGGCCCAGCCAGCATCCACCGCAGCCTGGCCGCTCCACACGGTTTCCTTGTCCATCAGGGCAATCACCGCTTCCTCCGTCACGCCCAGGCGCTCAGTGTAAATGCCCACAGCAGCGTCACGGATGGATTTCAGGAAGGCCGCAGCGCTTTCCATGTCACGCCAGTCACCACTCATTTCCGCACTGGGGTTATGGATCAGCACGCTGCCGCCGGCGGAAATGCTGCGCTTGTCCCGGTCCACCCCCAGGCAGATCAGCGAAGCGCAGCTGTACGCACGGTAGATCTTCACCTGCACATCACCCTTGTGGGCGCGCAGGCTCTCATACATAGCCACGCCTGCAGCCACGTCGCCACCTTCACTGTCGATCACCACCGTCAGCTGCTTGCCTTCACAGCTTTTCAGTGCATCACGGAAGCTGCTCGGCGCGCAGAAGTTCCGGAAAAACGCATCACACCACGGCTCGCCGGGCGAGATGTAGCCCTCAATATACAGCGTAGGCCGTTCACCTTCCAGGTCTGCAAAATGATAAAACTCATTCATTGGTCACGCCTCCTTTGCTCAGCTGTTCCAGCTTGTCCAGCGGATACAGGTCACGGCTGCAATACACATGGTCGCCGCCAGCCACAGGGCCGAAGCCATCCCTGGCGCGCACCTCATTAGGCTTACGCAGTCCGCTACGCACCTGAATCTGCTGCACCTGCGCACGGGTCAGGCTGTCCGCCAGCACCAGATCCTCCACATCAAAAGCCCAGTGCCAGCCCTCCTGCATATCCTTGTAGGTCAGCAGCCCCGTGTTCAGCTCACTCTCATACATGGCCTTGATCGGCATCATCGTGCGCTCCAGGAATTCCAGCTGCTGCTGTTCCTGGCTGTTATAGGCTGCCTTGCTGTAATCACCAAGCAGCGCTGGCGGGATGGTGAACACCCGGGCGGCCTTGCCCACCGTGATCCTGTCCACGTCCAGCACCTTGGCATCCACCGTGCTGCGCGCGATGCTCGTCACTTTGGCGCCGCCGCTGGCCACCAGCAGCGAGGAGTGGCTGCGCTGGTACTGGGCCATAAACTTGTCCACGATATTCTTAGACTGTTCTACACCCACGCTCGACGGGATCTCCAGCACCACCGCGCCGCTGATGCCCTTCACCTGCGAAAGCGAGAATTGCCGGATCTGCTCATCATACTTCAGCGTGGATTTCAGCACGTCCATGGGCGATATGCCCGCATCCCCGCTGGTGGACACATGCCGGCAGTGCAACATACTGCTGCGGGGCACATACAGGCAGCCACCCTCCTGCGGCCGCAGCTCATACCACATATCACCGGTTTCCGTGTCACGGCAGGGCGTTACCCGCTGCGGCTCCAGTACGTCCAGGGCAATGGGCTGGCCGTCATACCCGGGCACCTTCAGGGCGTAGCAGTTGCCGTAGGTCGATCGGCACGCTTCCATCGTCCGCCAGAAATCAAACGGCGTCATTCGCGGATTCGGCCGGTAGCACAGCAGCTTGTGCAGCGGGTGGTCAGTACATTCATCCCAGCCCTTGTACAGCCGCAGCCGCATGCTGGCCAGGGTATTGCTCAGCAGCGTCACCGCCGAAAACACCGGTTCGCTGTTTTCCAGCTGCATATCCCCCAGTTTGGGGAAAATGCCCACGCCAGCGTCCAGTCTGTGTACCTGAACGTTGGCGTCAGATTTCTTCACCTTGTTAAATGGCCACAATCTCAGTCCCCCCAGTTCCACAGGTCGCCTCCGTCCGCGGGTGTCTCATTCATGTAGTCGCTGTTTGCAAGATATCCGGGAAGATCTTCCAGGTCATACACCGCCACGCTGCTTTCCTGCACCTCCGCGCCCGGCGGCGGGCATCGCCGCATCCAGGTCGCGTGCGCATCCAGCGCAGCCATAAACACGTCGATCTTGCTGAACTTATCCAGCTTCACCGGCACCCAGTTTTCGTTGTCCCGTGTGGCAAAGTCCTTGCGCAGCTTCACATTGTTCAGGTACCACTCAAACAGCGTCGATCGGTTATACACGATCTTGCCGTCCGAGAATTGTTCCTTCAGGTGCTTCATGGGCGCGTTCAGCGTCAGGGCGCCTTGCCGCACCGGGTCACATACAAACACCGGCTTGTCCTCGCCCCGCCAGCTGCTCAGGCTTTGCACCAGCAGCGTCGCATTGGCCGGGTCATAGCCGATCGCCCGGATGTCAAATACCTTTGCCCACTTCTCAAACCACGCCAGCACATAGCTCTGATGCACATAGTCGCCATCAATGATGGTTAATTCACCCTTCATGGCGTGGGCATAGTAGTCAAGGTTTTCTCGGTTCATATCCGCCACCCGTCGCGGCACAAAGCAATGGAACAGGAACAGGAACCGCCCGTCATCCAGCGGGATCTCCAAAGCCACGCCCGTGTGGTCATAGCTGGTGGAAATATCAAAGCCGCCAAAGGCTTCCCGTCCCAACACACTCTCCATGTCCACCACGTCCTGGTTCCGCTGGATCAGCTCATAGTCCAGATAGCTCAGGCTTGAGACCTTCGTGAACAGGTTCAACGTCTTCGTGTAGAAGTCCAGCAGCAGATCAGGCGCCAGCTGCGCCTCAGCATACCGCAGGCGCATACGCTCCAGGGAGAGCAGCACACCCAGCGAAGGATTTGCTTGCCCCCAATGCTGCCAATCGTCCGGGCTGAGGTGTTCATCCAGCTCATAAATGATCGCAAGCCTGCGCTCATTCACTGCTTTGTTGCCGTTACCCTTCAGCATCTGCTTGGCGCTGCGATACTCGCCGATCAGCGGGCCATCCAGCACATAACCCATCGTGGAGAAGATAATCAGCAGCGGCTCACCCGTAGCGGCTTTCTTATCCAGCGATCGGCGCATCTGCCGGATCTGGTCATAGGTTTTCATTTCATGCGCTTCGTCAAAGGCGGCCGTGGTCGGGCGCAAACCGTCCAGGCTGCGGGCATTGCTGCTCAGTGTGCGGATCACCGCATCCGGCACCGCGCTGCGGCTTTGCCCCTTCACGCCATCGGCAAAGTATTCCACCCGGTTCTGCAGCGGTTTGAATTTCTTCTTCAGCGCTGGATTATTCTCAACCATGCTGCGGCAGTCGGTCAGCAGTGTGCCGGCCTGATCCTTGCTGTTCGCCAAAATGTCAAATTCAGCATTCCGGACGCCTTCCTGGCTCACCTGATACAGCGCCATGGAAGCTACCATCGGCGTCTTTCCGTTGCCGCTGCCCACCAGGAACAGCAAATACAAGTATTTTCGTCGCCTGTCATGCCTGTCCACAAAGCCGTAAAGGCTGGCGTGCACCCAACACTGCCACGGTTGCAATTCCATCCGGTCATAATCACCAGATGGGCGCATAAACTTTTCGGTGAAGCGTATCGGCTTACAGGCTTTCTCCACATCAAACGTCCACCGGCAATCAGGATCCAAACCATCAGCCAGATCCTGCATCGTCCGTTTGCACGCCAGCTGGATCGCCTCGCACGCGTCGATCTCCCCGCTCAGCACTCCCTCCACATAATCAAATACCCGGCTGTCACATCCGGGGTACTGATCGAAGATCTCTTTGCGTCCCTGTTTATCAGTAATCGTCAAGATCGCTCACATCATCCTCAGGCAGCGGCTCATCAGGCTCCGGCTCAGCTTTCTCCGCCCGTTTCCGGCGGTTCAGCCCCAGCGCAGCGATCAGCTTCGCCTCCGTCGCACTGGCCCGCAGCAAGGTATCCACAGCCGGGTTTTTACGTTCCAGTGTCTGCTTGCCGTTGGAATAACGCTCTTTCTGGCCCTTCTCAGCCACGCATTCGGCAGCTTCCAGGCGCACGATCTCCACATCCACCAGCGCGTCCAGCAACGCAGCGTGTGCCGGCAAGATCTCACCATAGCTCGCCTTCAGCTGGTTTTCGACCTCCGCCTTTTTCAGCGCGGCTCCCTGGGCAATTCGCTGCATACGCTCAGCCCGCAGCTGCCGTTCACTGGTCATCATGTTTCTTTCCCCTTTCTCCTGGCATTCAGGTCAATAATGCGCACATCCCCAGGCAAAGCCTCACTCACAACAGCTGCACCGCCCTTTTCCGGGTGCAGCAGGTTGTGGCACATGGCGCAAACGCTTTCCAGGTTATCCAGGTCACGCATACGGTCGGGACATTCCTTTACGGGGATAATGTGGTGCACCACCGCCGCCGGGCGGCGTTTACACCGTTGGCACAGGTAATGGTCACGTTCCAGCGCAGCCTTCCGCAGGCGCTTCCAGTTCGCACTCAGGTAAAAAGGATCCGCCTTCTTACCCGCATAATTCCTCATGTCGCCCTCCATTTTCCGCGACGTCGCGGATTTTCGTTGCCCCGGGTGTGCTCCATCTCTCCACAAAAACGCAGCGCACCCGGTACAAGGTCGGGCTTTAGCCACCGCCCAGCCTTGTACCGGGCGGTGGCCGTATAAGGAGGTGTCCCCATGCCCCTCGTATCATTGATACCACCGCCATATCGCATGGCAGCAAGATGGCAAAAATAAAAAGTGGGCGCCATCAAGCACCCACCTCATATCAGTACGGGCAATCCTCATCATCCGCCACAGCCATGCCGCTCTGCTCATCCACACGTTCAAGCGGCGCGGCGTCACCCTGCGCCCTGGGTGTCAGGAATTCCACATACTCCGCCGTCATTTCCAGGCTGGCCCGGCTCTCACCGTTCCGATCGGCATACACGCTCGCCTTCACCGGGCCGATCACGCACACCTTCTTGCCCTTACCCAGGTATTTCTGGCAGCTCACTCCCAGCTCGCCCCATACGCTCACACGAAAGTAATCTGCTTCGGGGTGGTCAGCACGGGTGCGCCGGTTCACCGCTACGGTAAAGTTGCATACCCGGTTGTCTCCAAAGTCCCTGCTTTCAGGGTCTCTCGTCAGGTTGCCGATGATCGTCAGCTTGTTCATTTCAAAATTCCCCCCTTGTCCATTTCGTCCAGCATTTCCAGCCCCCTGGCCTTTGCCCGGGTCACTGTCCGCAGGTCGCACTGCATCCCCTTGCGGATCTCATTCACACTCAGCCCCAGCAGATAGTACTGCCACAACACCACACATTCCCTGCCCGGCGGCAAACGGCGCAGCACCCGAACGGCAGCTTCGCCCCATTGATCAGCGCACACGGCCAGCTCATCCAACAGCGCCCTGGCGTCAATCAGCACATCGGGCCTGTCCTGGCTCAATTCCTGCATCCAGGCGTTAGCCTCCACTTGCCGCTTGTGCAGCTCCAAAGCCCGCCGGCTGGCCTCTACGATCTCACGGTTTGTCACTGCCCTCCCTCCTTCGCAAAGGGATCGTCTGCATCCTCCACCTTCAAAAAGTTTCCTTGCGATGTACGCACTACCGGCTCAGTTTCATCCAGCACCCATCGCGGCATCACCATATAGCGCCCATGGATACCGCCTCGCTTAATTTGCTGGCACGTTGCACCATCCTTGCCAGGAATGATCTTCTTTTCATCCTTCAACTGCCCCATCAGGCTGTTCTTACCAATGGCCAGCCCGCTGCCCTGGGCAGCAAGGCTCTTTTGCACAGCACCAAACGCCTCACCAGGAATCAGGTAATAATAATCATCATCCTTGTAGCCGATCACATCCCGCGGCACAATACCAGACACATGTCCAAGCGTTTCCATGGTATACCGCCCACTGGCCAACACTTCACGCAGCGTTGTCAGGAACACTGCCGTTGGTCTTTCCCTGCGCATTTCTGCTTCCTGGCGGTCGCTGTTGTCAACCATGGCAGCCCAACACCGCTCCATCATCTGCGGCTTGTACTCATCATCACCGGCCATCAGTCCGCCCTCTGCCGTCACATAGTCCAGCAAGGTCGAAATGCCCAGCATCAGGTACGCCACGGCAGAAGGCATACGCGCATGGTCGCCCTTCACCCGCTTCACGGCCTCCATCCGCAGCGCATCCAGCTCCGCCTCTAAAGTCTCAGGCAGCTCATCGGCGCGTTTCTGCAGGTACTCAATGTATCCGCGCATACTCTCGTTCAGCACTCCCTCCCTGGCCATCTGCCACAGCTTGGCCATTTCTTCCACACGCTTTTCCTGCACCGCGCTTTGATTTCGTCCCGGAACAGGCACCTCACCCTGCCGCAGCTCGATCACATACAGGCGCGCCAGGCTGCTCAACGTTACATCAGGCAGTTCCTCACCGGTCTGTATGCACAGTCCCCGGGCAAATCGGTCATGCTGGGCGTCCATTTCACCATTCATTCGGCTGCGGCGCATACCATCAGCAATCATACGGATCACAATCTCTTCCAGGCTCTTGCGCGCTCGCTGCCGGGCAGGATCACTTTCCCTCTTGTAGTCATCCACAAACAGCGGCATGTCCTTCAGCTCATATAGCTTCTGTGCCATGGCCGCCGCGCTGTCATCAAAGGAGCCAGGCTGCATCCCTTCAAAGTGGAAATCATAACCATAATGGTTCATGGCCAGGCTCATAAAGGTCGTTTTGCCCATGCCCGTCCCGCCCACCAGGTACGGGATAAAGCTGGGTCGATGGCCCCGCTGTTCCAGAAAGTAGCGCAGCGGTGCCAGGAACAGGAATCCCACCACCGGCACACCGATCCTCAGGCCAGCCACATGCATCACACTCAGCGTTGCAGCCTGGCAGGCCGGCAGCACAGCTTCCCTGGGTAACTCAGCCAGCGGCCCACCCCGCACACCCTCCAGGCTGTACCTTTCCAGGCCAAAGTCCAGCTTCACCTGCACATCCTCCGCGCCGATCGCGCCGCTGCCGTGCAAATAGCACAGCTTTCCGTCAATCTTTCGCCAGCCCGTGTGGCAATACAGCGTCCGGTGCACCGCTGCGCGCAGGCCAGCTTCCTGGATGATCCGGCGCAGCTTTGCCGTCACACCATTTCCGTCGGTCACATTGGCGCATATTCCCCACCGCGCCAGAGGCCAGCGCATCGCGTCGAACTCGCTCATCGGCAGGCTCAGCGTTTCTAGCCGCGCCCCCGTCGCACTCCATCCGTCCACCGTCAGCTGGTACCGTGGCTGTCCGCTGCCATCATCCACCAGCACCTGCTCCACCGGCAATGCAACAAAGTTGCTCAGCTGGCGCTGGCCGCCGTCAGCCGCCACACTGAAGATACACGCGCTGCGCACCACGCAGCCCGGGATCCCCTCAAAAAAATCAGCATATTCTCCATCACCCACCACACGGCTCAGCACGGGCGATTGCTCCACCAGCTCGTTCAGCAGCCGGCGCGCCTGGGCCACCCCCACTGCGGCGATCAGGTCACTCACATCCCCCTTGTCCGGCAACATATACTCACCCTGCCGCCTCAGGTTTACGATCCTCACCTCACTCGCCACGTCCCGCAGCGCCTTCGAAACGATCCGCGCATGCTTCCGGCCAGATTCGTCCAGGTCAGGCACAATGTACACCACAGCGCCCTTGAAATAGCCGCTTATGCCCTCGTGCCACTTCCCCGCGCCGCCCTTGTTCGTCGTAGCCGCAAAGCCCAGACCGCGCAGGTTTTCCACATCCTTTTCACCTTCCACCAGAAAGATCGGCTTCCCCTTTTTGATCGCCGTCAGCATTTCGGGCAGCATGTACAGACAATTCGTGTTACCACCATCACCCCAGTACCATTTTCCGCCGTCCTGGTGGATCGTCGGGAAGCTCTTGCCCTCCGTCCGGTAGACGCGCATCACCGCATTGCCAGCCTTATCGCGGTATTCATAGCAAGCAGTGATTTCTTCTTCCACCCAGGCCTCAGTCCCGTCCGGCTGTTTTTCTCGCCGCCGGTACGGCTTGCCCACAGCCATCTTTTCCAGGTCAACAGCCATCTTTTCCCGGTCAACAGCCTTTTTCTCCTTGCTGCCATTTTCCCGGTGAGGCGCAGCTGCAGCGGGTTGCTTGGGCTTGCGGGGCTTGCCCTGGGTGCCAGCCTGCATCTCTGCCAGCCTTTCAGGCAGCAGCAGATCCTTCCAGTCCACACCCAGGGCGCGCAGCACGTCCTCATATTGGCAGCCGGCCAGGCATTGCAGAACGATCTTGTCTTCTCCCATCCGAACGCTCAGGCTTGCCTTCTTATCGTCATGGCACGGGCAGCGCGCCATATACTGGCCGCCGCCCGTCTCCCTCACGCCTTCCAGTAGGGCAAGAAACTCCTGCAATGTCATTGGTACATTCCTCCGTTATCTCACTCAGGCCACACATCGGCATACGGGCATTCAGCGCCGCGCCCGGTCCGGATCGCCATGCTGGGCACCTGTTCAAGCGCTCGCCTCACAGCGCATTGTCGCATTTCCACCGGCGTCTTTGTGCATCCCAAGCTGCATGAATCAATAGCCTGATTTGCAATCAGCACCAACTGTTCCAGGTCAATATTCACCATGCAAGGCACTTTCGCGCTGCTTACCGATATGGAAACCTGGTGGGTATTTGCCTGCATCGTCATCACCTGACTGCAGCTCACTTTTTCCATCATGTCACATATGTCTTTGCTGATCCCCGCCACATGCGCCTTCAGCATCTTGCCCCGGCCGATCTTTCTCTGAAAGGTCGTTAGCCGCTGCACCGCTTGTTTCTGCAACTGCTGGCAAGCGTCAAGGATAATCAGCGCTTCCAGGGCGTCGTTCGTCAGTCGTTCCCGGCTTTCATCCTGGTCGAGCTGCGCCCGCCCTTGCTTCGTGTTCGGGTAAACTTTCCCGGTGGAATCACTTGTCAGGGTGTACATACACGCTTCCTCTCCTGTCGCTTGGCGCGTCTCTTTTCAAGGATCTCTTTCCGGTGTGTCAGATAGTACCTGTGCTGGATAACCCTGGATTTTTCAGGGTTATTTCTTCGCCACTGTTGGCCGCGCAGGCGATTATACTCCTGTTCAGTCATGCCCGGCACCCCCATCCGAAGGCGTCTGCCCCTGAATACAGGCTTGAAGCACACTGACCACCGCAACACCAAGGGGTTCATGCACATACGCCAGTTCATTCACATATGGACAGTTTACCCAACTTTGATTCCTGCAGCGCCGCCGAACATGACCTTCAATGTCAGCCGTGCATTCTCCGTTCACGAGCTGGCCAACCTTCCGCAGGAAGTCACAGCACAAAATCACATGCACGCCCGGAGCGCTGATGGCAGCCACATAATGCGGACAGACAGCCTTACTCTCCACCTTCCCCCGCCTCCTTCCGCGCTTCCTCCATCAGCACCGTGTGTTCAAGGTCGATGTTGCCGGCATAGCTGACAATGTGGCCCACCAGCCGCTTCATCGTGTGAAGCAACTGAAGATCTTCCCGCGCCCGCAGCCGCAGCGCAGCAAAGCTTTGCACAATGGCGTCCAGCGTCTCATCCATCTTCTCACAGGCGTCCTGCAAATCTTCCATTACCAGCTCATCAGCTTTGTCGAAGGGATTATACTTCTGTGCCTGCAGCTGCTCCCGCATGGATTCGTTTTCAGCCTTCAGTGCTTCATAGTCATCCGGCAGTACAACCTTTTCCACCTCAACCGTCACGGTTTCAGGTCGGGCGGCCCGGGCGGCGTTCAGCTTCTCCCTCAGGTCGGCGTTTTCGCCACGCAGCGCCGCTTGCATATCATACACACGCTCACGCGAGGCCTCGGCACCAGCAGCGCGCGCCTTCGCGTCTCTGGCGGCCGCCCTCAGCTGCACCGCCTCACTGTTCAGCTGCACATTGCGCTGTTTCGCCTCCGCCAGCTCCGCCCGCAGCTGCCGCACCGTCATGTTTTCCACATCATGGTTTTCCACAAAGGCGGCACGCTCCGCTTCAGGCAGCGAAAGCAGTTCATACACCTTGCTCACGCTCAGCCCCACCGGCAGCGTCTCCTCCGTGTACTGCTCCGCCACCTTCATAAAGCGGTTCGCAACATCATGGCTATATCCACAGTTCTCCTTCACGTAGGATCCGAATTGACCATGCCCCACCAGCTGCTTGATCTCAATCAGCCTCTTGCCGATCTGAAGGATATTCCGCAGCACCTCACTGCTCAGCAGCTGCACCTCAGCCGTTACCACCGCCAGCCGTCCCGGATCAGCGATCGCCGTCGCATTCTCCGCCTGGGCAGCTGCCAGGGCCTCCCTGGCCTCATCCTCAATCATTGGAATCCCCACCGCCTCAGAAGAATCAAAATCATCGAATTCTGGTTCTAATTCAGCATCAAGGTCATCACCATCGCCACCAGCGGCATACATGCTGCACCCAGGCAGTGCCGCATCCGTCCCCACATATACACGGGTGGGGATCACTTCCCGAGCGATCTCCACCAGCTTCCCGCAGCGGGTACCGCCGTCGCAGTAGCGGCAATCCCCGCAGCGCCCCGGCGCACCATCCACCGGCGCCAGATAAGCAGGCCGCCAGGAATTGCACCAGCCAGGCCGATCGGCGTGGTGCCTCTCAGAAAGATCCGTCAGTTCTCCCTGCCGCATGCAGGGGCAGCAGGTCAGAAGGCCGCAGCTCATGCAGCTCTGTTCAGCCAGTTCCAGCCACATAGCCATATCACTGCACCTCCTTGCGGATCACAGCACGCCGGCCGCGGCGCAGCAGAATCTTCAGCAGCGCCCACTTCTGCTGCCGGGTCAGAGCAAGCACCGCGCTGCTCACGCAAAACAGCAGGTCGTTCACATCGCCGATCAGGTGCGCCCGCACCTGGCGCTTATCACCATCGGCCCATACGCAGCTCACCAGCACCGTATCGGCCTCCATATCCACCGAATCACGAATCTTCCATTGCGCCCAGGTATTCACAGGCTCAACTTTCACCCTCAAAACTCTCTCAGCCATTGTTATTTTCTCTCCTTTGTGTTATAATCAGCTTGGTTATTTTGCTCTGTGCCGGGTTGCAGTTGCCGCTGCGCCCGGCCTTTTTCGTAGGCAATCACCATGTCCCCCGCGCGGATCAGCAGCCGCACCACCCGCAGCAGATCGGCATCGCTGCCCTCTGCCCATTGGATCCGTGCGTTGCCGTCCTTGCGGGAGACCGTTACACTCACGGGGATCTCAGCCACAGGCACCCCGCCAGTCTGCCACTTGCCAGTCATCGGCCATCACGTCCGCCATTGTGGGCGACCAGGGCGCCGCAGCGCCCGGCGTCACCATGAAGGCGTTCAGTCCGCCCCGGCCCTCCACACTCACCGGCACCAGTACCACACCCTCAGGCATTCCAGGGCGGCGCACGCCCAGCTGCCGGGCATGGGCGTAAACCATCGCATCCATCGCGTCCAACCTCAGTACCTCCTTACACAGCCTTCGGCGCCAGTTTGCCCAGAGTGAAGCCCAGCTGCAGCGCCCTGGCCACAGCCTCAGCCACTTCCACATCGGCGTCATCCAGCAGCTCCACCAGGCCAGCGGCCTCACTCAGCTTTTCCATGCGAGGATCCTGCTTGTCCATCCACTCACCATCCCTTCTTTTGTCAAAACAGATTGAAGAACCACTGTGCAATCAGTGCCACACAGATAATCACCGCCCCAGCAAGCGCCGCCGCTACCATCAAGCCGATCCCCATGAACAAAACCCACTCCAGAAGCTTAAAGAGATACGGCTTTTCCATACTTGTTCTCACCTCCTCCCATTTGACACATCGCCCTCCCCGGTGCTACCCTATAGGCATCACACAGGAAAAGGAGAAAAAACATGCAGCAGCTCTCGCTCAGCAAAGAAGCATCCGACATACTCAAAGCCATGTATCAGAAATACCTTCTTTACAAAGAAGACAATGCCACCGAACGCACCGCCCGCCACATGGGCGACCTGGAAACCATTCACCGCACCTTTGCAGCAGATCTGCCCTTTGAGGACGTTCTTGATTATTGCAACGAACTCGTTCAGAGCGGCCTTCTTCACACCATCTGCAGCAGCGGTACCATCTACGATTCCGAAATAACCGCAGCTGGCGTCGCTTACATGCGCGATTCCGGCGCACGCATTGCAAAAAGGTGGTTCGATACGATCGGCAAAATAATCAACATCGTTAAGAAGTGATCCGCCAATCATCAGCAATCAGGTCGCTAAGCCTGGGCTGCCACCCTGGCCCTGCCTTTTTGCCCGGCCCGGTGCATATGCACCCTGCAGCTGTATCCGTGGGAATGATCACAACCCTCAGTGTCTCACTCTCACGGTACATGCCCTGTCCTTGTCGCTGCGCCTGAAGCGCAGCTTCTTTTATTGTCATATTCTCACCTCCTTGTATTGATTTTCTATATTTTAATACCGCTTTTCTTTATTGTCAATAGTATTTTATTGACTAATCTATATTTTTATGTTATATTTCACTCAGAAGGAGGTGATAACATGGCTACTCTTGGAGAACGCATCTGCTTAGTCAGGGACGAAGCTCAACTCAATCAGACAGAGTTCGGCAAGTTAATCGGGCTAAAACAAGGCACCATTTCCCAAATTGAGAAAGATGCAAAAGGCACATCCGACAGAACACTCACTGCAATCTGTCGAGAATTCCACGTCAATTTTGATTGGCTACGATACGGCAAAGGTCCCATGAGGCAATTCACCCAACCCACCGACATGGAGAAGCTGGAAGCTATCATGTCCGGCAAGAGCGAAGTAAAAAAGAGCTTCATCCTCGCCCTGGCCGACATGCCCGAGGCGCTGCTGGATGAAATGCTGCCATACCTGCGCAAGGCCGTCGCCGAGCTGGATCGCCGGTGACCATTTTCCGCGACGTCGCGGATTTTCACACCCTGGAACACCCTTCAACACACAAGGAGGTACACCATGAGAGACTATAGTAACGCCAAAAACATCGTCTTCGGCATTGTCATCCTCATTCTGGTCGTATTCGGCATCAGCCTCGTCATCAGCGCCACACAGGAGAATGATGCACAACAAATGGAAAGAGTTCTTGGAAACCTGAGGAACAATACTTCCAAAGAATCCAGCCAGAAAGTATCCGAAGGCATTGAAAAGGGCAGGGCCGCAGCCAGTTACGACTTCGCCATGGAATACTACCCCAATGACCCCGTTAAACGCCTCACCTTCCTCACTGAACAATACCTGGAAGATGGGACGATTAGCGACGCCGAATATCCCTACCTCCAGAAAGCGACCAAACAAGCGCAGGACTACGCCGAAAGCCTTTCCGGCGATTGATGTCTACCCGGTAACACTTTTCTTTTGCTACCGGTCACACTTTCCCGCGGCACTCTCTGCGCCCGCAAAGCTTTGATTCTCCAAGTGTTTCCCGGCACAAGGTAGCAAAGTAGCAAAAGTAACACCAAAAATGCAAGGGGTGTGGACAAGTATCCACACCCCAGCGTCAAAAAGGAGGTATCTGTCATGGTCATCCGCGGCTACGCCCGCGTGTCAACCGATGAACAGGCAAAAAACGGTCAATCCATCCCAGCGCAGCAGAAGATCCTCCAGGCACAAGCCACCATCAAGGGCTACGATGATTTCACCTGCTATGTGGACGATGGCTATTCCGGCAAGTCCCTCAACCGCCCCGCCATCCAGCAGCTCCTGCAGGAGTGCCGCGAGGGTAAGGTGGATGTGGTCATGGTCTGGAAACTGGATCGCCTTTCCCGTTCCCTGCGCGACATCCTCACCATCATCGAGGATATCTTCAACCCCAACGGCGTCACCCTGATCTCCGCCACCGAATCCATCGACACGTCCACACCCGGCGGCCGTGCCATGCTTTCCGTGCTGGGCACCTTCGCCCAATTCGAGCGTGAACAGGATTCCGAGCGCGTCTCCATGGTACACCAGTCCCTGGCCAAGGATTGCCGATTCCTGGGCGGCCCTGTCCCCCTGGGCTATCGAATCGTAGATGGACACTACCACATCGACGAGGCCACCGCCCCCATCGTCCGCAAGCTGTTTGAAATGTATATTTCCCGCATCGGCTACACCCCCATGCTGGAATATCTCAATGGTACAGGCTTGCGCACCATCAAGGGGAATCCCTACGGCAAAAACTCCCTGAACTACATTCTTTCCAACGAGCGGTATGTTGGTACCTACATCCACAACCGTCTCGCCGCAGCGGACGCCCGCGGCCATCGCTCATCTTCCCGCCTGAAGGATCCTTCCCAGGTCATCAGGATCCCCGGCGGCATTCCGGCCATCATCACCCAGGATGTGTGGGAAGCTGCCTGCGCCATCCGCACAGAAAACCGCATCTACTCCGGCCGGCAATCCACCCGTGCTCGCTTCCTGTTGTCCGGGCTTTGCCGGTGCGCAGTCTGCGGCACACCCATGATTGTCAATTGTGGCGGTACCGATCGCAACGGCACCCGGCAACGGTACTATACCTGCAAGCGTGGATGTGTCCCGCCCGCCCGCAAAGAGAAGATCGAGGAAGCCGCTTTCTCCGTCCTGGATGAGCTGGCCCGCTCCCCCGAGTTGATCGAGCGCGCCTGCGAGGTCGCCAACCAACTCTCCGCCACCCAAGATGAGCAGCAGGTGCCAGAGATCTCCCGCCTCAGTCAGATCCTCACCACACTCTCCACCCAGATCGGCAATCTCACCAACGCACTGAGCAGCACCAGCGCCCCGGCGCCGGCTGCCGTTCTCACCGAGATCAACCGCCTGGAGCAGGAGCAGAACACCATCCGGCAGCGGATTCGCGCCCTGCAGCCCAAACGCCCGTATTCTTCCCGGTCGATCCTCCAAGCCGCTAACGCCCTCCAGCGGGCAAAAGAAATACCGCCCACAGAAGTACAAACCCTTCTGCAGGCGGCATTTGGGACAATCGCAGTCAGTCCAACCGAGTACAGGTTCTCCCTAACTGGCGATTGTAATGTGGAGATGAGGGGAGTCGAACCCCTGTCCGAAAGCTCTTGAACGGGA